GGGCCAACGACGTCAGTAACTAGCCGCCTCGTTGATGAGCGTCCAGGTGAAGGCCTGGCCGGCCAGGTTGACCGCCGTCTTGGCCGTGATCTCCAGCTCCACCGGGCCCCCTTCGGGATTGGCCTCGGGGAAGGCGACCATGAACGCCACCTCGGGAGTGTCGAAGGTGAGGGTGTCGGTGCCGGACTTCCACACCTGGTGGACCGCACCGTAGTACGGGACCGGGGAGATGCCGGCCGTGCCCAGCGCGGTGCCGAACACCACCTTGCGCCAGATGCCGAGGTCGTCGGGGATGACCGTGAAGGACATCTCGATGGTGAGCTGGGCGGCCATGACGTCGATGGGGGTGACCTGGAAGGCGGCCGGGATGGGGGCGTGGTGGTTGTCGATGGTGATGGTGCCCCGCTGGATGTTGGCCGACGCTCCGTCGATGGTGAAGGCGCCGCCGCCCATGTTGTAGTAGCCGGTCTGGACCCGTTCGTCGGTGGTGGCCGTCCACGGCGTGCCGAGGACCACGGCGTCCGTCCCCATCCAGGTGGAGTTGGCCCGCAGCGCCTGGGTGCGGTCGAAGGTCAGCTCGAGGCGGGAGCACTGGGCGTCGTGCACGGCGACGTAGAGGTCCTGCTCCCGGCCGAAGATGGTGTAGTAGTTGAGCGGCTCGGCTTCGACGATGGTGTGGGTGTAGGGCCCGGAGCCGGTCACGGTGTGGCCGCCGCAGGCGGCGACGAGGAGCTGGCCGATGAGGGCCTTGGTGGCGATGGCGTTGAGTTCGGCCGAGGTGCGGACCTCGGTCCGCTCGAACCCCTCGACGAGACGGGTCGACCAGGTGGTGTTCAGGTCGGCCTCGGTGATCTCGGTGTTCATCACCCGGCCGCCGGTCAGGCCGAACCGGTAGTCGCCGGTGGTAGCCGGCGTGCCCTTGGCGACCTGCTTCCCGAGGGCTGCCTGGACGAGCCGCCGCTGGAGGGCCATGCTGCTTCTCCTTGTCCGCGAACGTGGTCAGGGTGTCAGGCGGCTAGATCACGAAGCTGCCGCGGTAGCGGACCAGCACGGCGTCGACCTCCGGTAACCCCGTGGGCCGGTCGGGGGTCGGAACGGCGAAGATGATCGTCCCGCCTTCGGTGGTGAGGCTGGCCGTCCGCTCCGGCAGCAGCGTCGACGTCTTCCCCGCCTGGGCGATACGCCGGGCGGTGTAGCGGGCCAGGGTGGCCGCCGCCTGACGGAGATCGGCCGGGATCCAGGCCAGCCCGTGGGTCAGCCACAGCTCGTAGTTCCCCGTCGGCCACGAGTGGTTCCGCCACACGAAGAACCCGTCGCCGGCCTCGATCTGGCCCAGGTCGCCGTCGGGGACGGCCACGTTGTCGACGGTGAGGGAGTAGAGCCGCAGCGGCCGGGAGATGCCCGGCACGGTGAAGCGCTCCCCGCCGGTGGAGGCGGAGTAGCCGGAGAACAGCGTGCCGGAGGTGGTCCCGATCCCCGAGCCGACCCCGAGGGGCTGGCGCATGGCCGGCATGTTGAGCCGGGCCGACTCGGGGACGACCGGGAAGCCCAGGATGTCGGAGAGGAGGTCCTCGACCGTCTCGAGGACGAAGGAGCGACGGGTGGGGTCGAGGGCGGCCAGGACGTCGTCGGCGTCGATGTCGGCCGGGGAGAGGATGCGGTCGCCGACCAGGCGGACGGTGTCGGTCATGGTTACCGCGTAGCCGCCCACGGTGGCGTGCCAGGTGACGGCCAGGACGTCGAGGCGGTCCCGGGGGGCGAGGATGTAGGAGTAGCGGCCGGGCTGGTCCTCGTCGGTGGCGGTGGCGGCGGTGACGATCGGGGTGCCGGCACCGTCAACGACGTCGATGGTCACCGGAGTGTCGAGGTCGGCCTGGGTGGCGTTGCCGAAGGCGTCGGCCAGCGTGACCGTGATGGCCGTGGGGCGGCCGATCACCGCCCGCATCTAGACCTCGTCGGGGTCGGGCCCGGGCCGCTTGGCGGTGCGGGGACGGGAACGGGGCCCCGCTGGTTCCCCGGTTGCAGGGTCCCCGCCCCCGGACTGCTCCCCGCCCTCGGAGTCGCCCGCTCCGTCCTTCGGACGCTCGTCGGTGTCGCTGACGAGGCCCAGTCTGCGGGCCTCGGCCAGCGTGGTCACCGTCCCCTCCCGGGCCACGAGGACACGGCCGGTCGGGCCGTCCTCGTAGACGTTGCGGGGGATGGTGAACGGGACGGACTCGGGAGGCAACGCACCGGGCTTGGTTAGGCCGGCCGCCACGGCCTCGTCGAAGGAGATGAGCGCCCCTTCGGCGTGGATCAGTTGGCGGTGGCCGAACTCGTCGGGCGGGGAATAGACCCGACGGGGCACCCGGTACGTTGCCTCCACGATCATCAGGTGAGGTTGGCGAGCCCGGTGACCTCGCAGAACTCGAACGGCCTGGTGACAGCGAAGGCCGCCCGGAGCTGGGCGAGGATGGCCACGAGGCCGGCGGCGAAGTAGTTGACCCCGGTGCCGGTGTCGGTGTAGCCGTCGGAGGCGGTGACGGCCACGTCTTCGCGCAGCCACAAGGTGGCGCCCATGCGGAAGTTGCCGACCAGGCCGGTGCCCTGGGTGAACACCGGGGTGGCCACCACCGGGAAGCCCCAGATGCGCGTCTGGTCGTCGGTCGGCTCGAAGATGTAGCGCCGCATCCCGTCGCGCTGGAGGACGATCGTCTCGAGGTCGACGGGGTGCAGGCCGATGCCGTCGGGGTCGTTGAAGCCGTGGAGCCGGACGTAGGTGATGCCGCGGTGGATGGCGTCGAGGGCGTAGTCTGCCGCCCCCTGGGCCACCGTGCCGATGCCGGCGGTGTTGATGATCCCGGTGAAGTTCTCGCCGGTGCCGTTGCCGGTGAGGACCTGGTTCTCGAGGCCGATGCGGATGTCGACCTCGAGCTCGTTCTCGAGGATGCCCTGAACTCGGCCCTCGTCGGCCAGGACCTCGCGCGGCGCGGTGATCATGACCGGGATACGCCGCACCGTCGAGGTCTGACGCTGGAACCCGAGGGTCGCCGACGGGGCGTTGGTGCCGGTGGCCGTCGGAGCGGCGGCCAGCACCCGCGACGTCTGCTTCGTCCAGTAGATGATGTCGCTGTTGGTGGTCTCCTTGTTGACCAGGTCGATGAGGCGGACCTGGCGAATCGGAATCTCCACCGGCGGGAAGATCTGGAGGTCGGGGGTGATCAGGGACTGGCCGGAGGGCAGGTCCAGGCCGGCCCGGGCCCGGAGGGTGTCCATCAGCTCCTCGCGGGTGAGGACGGTCACCGGGTCCATGTTGATCCGGGCCTTCTCCTGCAGCGGAGCGCCGGAGCGGAGGAGGGACTGGTAGGCGTCGGACTCGACGACACGGCGGCCGACCGAACGGCGCCGGCCCGGGCCGGTGGGCTGAGGGCCCTTGCCGTTGGTCCGGCCCGTCCAGCCGTAGAGCCGCTCAAGCCGCTCCCGGAGCTGGTGGGCCTGGTCCATGCGGATGTCGGCTTCCTTGTACGCCTCGTCGATCTTGGTGAACGAGTCGGCGTCGGACTCGTGGAGGGAGGACAGGTCGAGGCCCGACGCCTTCATGTCCTCCCGCATCTTGTCGGCCACCGCCCGCTTCTCGACGGCCTCCTTGTTGAGGCGGTCGATCTCGGACCGGAGCTTGATGACGTCGCTTTCGACGTCCACGACGTCAGGCATTGTTCCCTCCCTGTGGAGCGGTGGTCGTTGGGGCAGAGGTTGCCGAACGGCTAACGAGGTCGCGGAGGAGTTCGAAGCCCCAGCGCGACGACAGCAGGCGGGACATCATCGCCGGGTCGGTGGCCGCGTTGTCAGCGTGGTGGTCATGGTTGGCGTCGCCGGAGTGGGTGTGTTCATGCTCGTGGGTTTCGTCACCGCCCTGGGAACCCATGGCCGAATGGGGATGGGTGTGGGTGGTGTCGACCGGGCCGTGGCCGGCCCGGGCCCGCGAGGCGTCGTCGGAGTCGTCGTCGGTGATGCCGAGGGCTTTGAGGAGCTGGTCGACGAGCCGGTCGAGGTTGGAGGCGAGGGAGTCGACCTCGGTGTTGTCCGAACGCTCCAAGAGGGAGCGGACCGCGGCGGCCACCGCCGCCGACTGAAGCTCGGGCGCCTCTTTGCCGGCGTCGGTCAGGTGCTTCTTCAGGTGGTTGTAGACGCCGCTGCGGTCGGCGTCGGGGATGGTGGTGCCGCCCCGGCCGCCGTTGAGGACACCGATGCCGGTGGAGCAGGCGGTGGTGTTGGCCGCGCCGATGGACCCGTCGGCGGAGACCTCGTGGTGGATGAAGCGGTAGGCGGCCTTGGTCGACGGGTCGCCGTCGGGATCCTGCCAGGCGAAGGCCTGCCGGTAGTAGGAGGCGTCCTGGTCGGTTTTGAGGTTGGCCTTGTTCTGCGGCCCGTCCCAGGTGTCGCTCGAGGTGGCGGTGGAGTGGGAGGCGATGGCCGCACGGGCGTCGAGGTCGATACCGATACCGCCGCCGATCCCGGTGTTGGTCGAGGTGCTGGCCCGGACGATGAGGCCGTTGGTGCTCGAGGTCGTCACCGTCCAGTCGGGCCGGAAGTCGATGTCCGGCACCGAGAACAGCTTGCGGAGCCGGACCACCTCCTTCTGGGCCGCCGTCTCGCCGCCGTCGATGTAGACCGGGCGCGACCGCAGGTCGAGCGTCTCGGTGCCGGGGTTGGCGCCCCGGAAGCAGGCTGTCGCTTCGACCAGGTCGCCCTTTTCGATCTGGTCGACGTACTTCTCCCGCTCGTCGTTGACGATCCGCTCGGGGAAGAAGGCGATCGACCACTCGTTGACCGCCCGGGCCTGCATGGACCGCCAGATGCGGGCCACCTGGGGGTCGTCCATGTACAGCTCGCCCCGGACGATGAGGCCGTGGTCGTGTTCGGAGGCCTCCCCGTGGCCGATGGGGCCGCCCCGCCAGTCGTGCTCCCAGCAGATGGGGATGGCCGGGTTGGCAGCGATGGAGTCGGCGAAGGCGCCGGGCAGGATCCGCTCCTGCCAGCCCCAGCCGATGTCGTAGGTGGTGGTGTAGTCCGAGACCAGGGCTTCGAAGCGGCCCTCGCCGGCGTCGGGGGCGGCACGGGTCTCGACCCGGATGCGGCGGAGAGCAGGGGCAGCGGTGGCAGCGGTGGCAGCGGTGTCAGCCATGCGCGGCAGAATCCGGCCCCGCTAGCGTCCGCGGAGCCGGATCGGGCTGCCGACGAAGGATGGCCTTACGAGGGCTGCGAGGTCTGGTCGGGAGGGTTTGCCGGCGCCGCCGTCCCCGCCTGGGTCGAGGAAGCCGCCATGTCGGTCGACGTCGTGCCGGCGGCCGCCGCCTGCTGGGCCGCTGAGCGGTCGGCGTCGACGTCGCGGACGTCGGAAGGGGCGTTGGCTTCGGTGTCGGCGCCGTGCTGGGTCGAGGCGTAGGGCCCACCCCAGCCGGTCGAGGTGTCGGCGGCGAAGCCGGGGAGGACGATGACCCGGTACTCCCGGGAGATCGGGCCCTGGCCGACGTCGTCGGACTCGATCAGGACGACGAAGCCGGTCTCGTTGGTGTCCAGCTCGACCTCGTAGGCGCCGTTGTCGTCCAACGTGGCGGTGGTCGAGTCGCCGCCGGCCATCGGGGTGATCGTGACCGTCCCGCCTTTGGCCTCTTCGTGGATCCCTCTGATGATGGTGGTCATTGCGTTGTTGGTCCTTTCTGCTATCCGATGCGGACGACGGCCATCGAGGCGTACCAGACGGCGTCGGCGGCTTCACGGTTGGCCACGAAGGCGGCGATCCGGCTTCCGGCCTCCATGTAGTAGGTGCCTGTCACGCTGACGGCCACCGCCCCCTGGACCATCTGGGCGTACTGCTGAATCTGGTCCGGGGTCCCCGCGTTGAGGGTCACCGAGAGGTAGGAGAGGCTGTTGGTGACGTTCGAGTCCGGGTTGGCGCTGACGGTGACGGAGTAGACACCGGACTCCTTCACCGTCGGCTGGGCATGGTCGGTCAGATCGAGGGGGTGGTCGGTCGAGGCGCCGGCCACCTCGAACCAGGGGATCGGCGTCGGGGAGGCGACGGCGGCGGTGTAGCCGTTGTTGTCGTTGCCGGTGTCGTAAAGGCCCCGGGTGATCGTGAGCCCAGCCACCGGTGGCGCGTCGAGCTGCGTCCACGAGCCGCCCGGCGGGGCCACTCCCCGCGACGGATCAGCCGACCCCCACTCGTAGGTATGGCCGCCGTAGGTGACCGTCTCACCCTGGAGGTACTGCCTGGTGTTCGACCATGCCGCCGGCATCTAGTTGCCCTCCTGTTCCGCGTCGGGGTCGGCACCGATGTCGCCGGCGTCTTCTTCTCCTTCCGGAGCCGGTTCGAGCTCCGGCACCGGTTCTGTCTCCGGGGTCAGGTCGGAGGTGGTGGTGGGCACACCGAACCCGAGCGGGATGGTGCCGCTGCCCATCCACACCGTGTCCGCCTCCGGGAACGGCAGGTCGGGCAGGTTCTCCTTCCGCCGCCGCTCGTTGACGGTCAGGGTGGTGCCCATGGCGGCGTAGGTGGTGGCCCGGTCCTTGAGGTCGGGCCGGAGGCGCTCGTCGAGGTCGAACTCGCACCAGTGGTAGTTCCAGAGAGGGTTCTGGGAGATCATCTGGGCCCACATCTCGTCTTCGTGGAGGGTGGCCCACGGGCCCAGGGTGTCGCGGACGAACTTCCCCCGGGCCTCGAAGACGTTGGCCTTGATGGCGTTGTCGAAGATGCCGACCATCGGCGGGTCCACCCCGTAGACCCCGAAGATCTCCTCCCGGGACAGCTTGATCAGCTCGACGAGGGTCGGGACGCCGGTCGCTTCGGCGATGGGCTGGTACTCGGCCGAGGTGATGACCACGTTGCCGGCCGACTCCGGGGCGGTGTAGAGCTGGCGGAACTGTTCCCGGATGGCGTCGACGTCACCGGGCTTGGGCATGTTCTGGAGCTTGAGGATGCCCGAGGGGCGCGCCGCGTTGCCGTAGAAGCTGACCAGGTGGCGGTCGATGGCGTTGTGGAGGGCGATGGTGTACTGGAGGGCCTCGATGGGCGAGACACCCACCACCGACTCCGGGTCGTCGCCCCAGGAGTAGTGGATGACCTCCTCGGGGGCGAAGGTTTTCGAGCCCGAGACGCCCGAGACGGTGTAGCCGATGGCCTGCATCGGGTCGTTGGAGTTGACCCTGACCCGCCGCCACGGCACCGGCCAGAGCTCCGAGGGCCCGTAGGGCCCCCAGTTGAACACCTGGAGGGCGTTGCCGAAGATGGCGGTGTCGAGGGTCGTCTTGAACACCAGCTTGCGGCGGCTGATCCGCGGCGCCGGCTGGCGCATGAGGTTGTCGAGGAGCACGCCGGCCGGCGGACGCCCGGGGCCCGCCGGTGGCACATCCCCCCGGATCCGGCGCCGCTCACCGCTCGAATCGACGGTGTAGGTCCGGATCGGGATGGACGACAGGCCCCGGGCGATGAGGTGGACGCAGGCGAAGATGACCGGGTTGGTGCGGTAGACCCGGGAGATGGCCAGCATCCTCGTCTCGCCCGACGGGAGGCGGGACAAAGGGATGGCCTGGGCGCCGCCGAGCTGGATCCGGCCGGTGTCGATGCCTGAGAGGGGGTAGGCCCGGGCCCGGGGGATGGTCGGTATGTCGGCGACGTCGCCGGCGGTCGTCAGGAGCTGCGGCACATCGGGGAGTGTGGCGGGCGGCTAGGAGGGCTCAGTCGTTCCAGAGGCGGACCACGGCCATGCAGGGGTCCTCGCCGGCCTCCCACCGTTCGTCTTCCTCGTCGGTGGTCGGGACGCCGTCGTGGGTGGAGCAGACGACCTCCGAGCACCACCCCCGGAGCCGGCCGTACTCGAGCCACTCGTCGATGGTGAGGGTCAGGGCCGGTGTCACGGGCGCACCCCGTTGGCCGCCGGCGGCACCTGGGTGAAGTTGATCCGGTCCTTCGGCAGCCAGATCCGCCCTCCGAGGCCCACTGACTTCTCCCCGCCGAGGTATTCCGCCTGCTCGAGGAGCACGCCGTTCTCGTTGGCTTCGACGACCAGGCCCTTGATGGTGGTGTCGTCGGTGAGGTGGACCCACAGGGCCCGGCGCCGTTTGGCGGCGAACCAGTCGGGGGCCGGCGGCGGCTTCTCCTTGGCCTTCTGGGCGGCGAGGGTGTCGTGACGGGCCCGCATGGCCGCGGCGTACATCTCGGCGGCGTCGGAGCGGGCCTCGCCGGCCTTGGTGAGGGTGAGCGCCGACCAGCCGGCCAGGATGATCGCCATGACGCCGGCGATCCAGCCGGTGAGGACGAGGACGGTCATTCCACCTCCAGGGCGTCGTTGATTCCCAGCAGCCAGCCGATGGTCTCCCGGTTGAGGGTGTGGACGGCCCGGGCGTCGGCCTCGGTGAGGGTGT